AGAATAACAGACGAATACAGAATGAGAGAAGCCTTAAAATTTTTAGATAAAAAAGAAGAACCACAACCAAGTAGAATGAATTTAAGATAATGTCAGCAAGAGAAGATTATATTCGTAGAACTAGTGGGGGTACTAAAAAACCTTCTACCACTACTTCTTTTTCGGGAAGTTCTTCTTCAGGAAGTTCTTCACAAAACGATAGTTATTATGATTCTCCTGCTTATGAAGCAGAACTAGCTAAACAAAAAATTTTTACAGATCAAAGAAAAAGTTATACACCTCCAGCACAAGAATATGGTCCTGGCCCTGGAGAAGGAAGAAGCACAATCGATCTTCAAAATTTAGGTTTTGATCCTGCAAGTGTAGATGAAATGGTATCGGGATTATCTCCTGCAACCATGGCTTTTTTTGGATATCAACCTGGTATGACAAACATGCCTGTTCAACTATATCAAATGTTAATGGAAGGCAGCATAGTTACTCCCATGGAGGCCATGTCTTCAAATGAATCTGGAATAGGAACATATTCAGATTTAGAAGCAGGTGCACATCCTATGTTTCCTGGTGGATTACAACAATACTATGACGACATGTCAATGCCTAAATTTCAATCATTAGGTGGCGGCTTTGGTGGAGGTGGTGGTGGTTTTAATTATGGCTACGGACGAGGTGGCGGAGACGGCGGAGGTGGCTTTGGCTACAACATGAACATGGGTATGATAGGACAACCAAAACAAAGAGGACAAGTAGGACCAGGAAGTTTACAAGAACAAGTTAACCAAGCATTTTTGTCAGGTGGTAAACCATTTGCCAAAGGTGGTATAGTTAGTTTAGTGGAGGATTAATATGTTTGGATTACCAGTAGAAATGATAACAATGCTAGGCTCATCGTTGCTAGGGGGCTTCATGACTATATGGGGTCAAAGCATCAAAGCAAAACAAGAAGAGCAGAAGTTACTGATTGCACGTGCAAACGCACAGATGAAACACATTGAAAGTGCAAGAACTTATGATAATAAAGGGTTTCAATTTACACGAAGAATTATTGCACTTACAGCAGTATTTTTTATAATAGTATGGCCAAAGATAGTGCCAGTATTTTTTGATACAGCAGTATTTTTGACATGGACTGAATTTAGTAGAGGTTTCTTGTTCTTGATAGAACAGAAAGAAATGCTTGTAGACAGACAGTATGCAGGCGTTGTAATCACACCTATGGATACGCACTTAATGTCAGCTATCGTAGGATTATACTTCGGAGGGAGCTTAGTTAAAAAATGATAAAAAAGAAAATGCCAAAGAAAAAAGTAATGAAGAAAAAGGCAAACGGAAAGAAAAGTGCTTTTGGTATGCTTTCTGTAAAAGCCGGAATAGACAAAAATCCTAATCCTACTCAAGCAGATAGAATTGCTGGTGCAACTAAAAAAGGCAAAGTAAAAATGATGGGTGGTGGTTCACCAGGATTATATGCAAACATCGCAGCTAAAAAAGCTAGAATCAAAGCTGGTTCAGGCGAGAAGATGAGAAAGAAAGGTGCAAAGGGTGCACCTAAAGCTGGTGCTTTTGCAAGAGCTAAAAAGACAGCGAGATCGTAATGGGTAAGTTATGTCCTAGAGGTAAGGCTGCAGCAAAACGTAAATTTAAGGTTTACCCAAGCGCATATGCAAATATGTATGCTAGTGCTGTATGCTCTGGTAAGGTTACACCTGGTGGCAAGAAAAAGAAGAAAGCTGCTGGAGGCTTGATGTCTAACAACGTATCACAAAAAAGAAAAAGAGTGTCAAACTATGAACAGGGTGGCATTGCAAAAGGTTGTGGTGCAGTAATGGAAAACAGACGTAAGGTAACAAAGAAAACATAATGGCAAAGAAAGGTCTTAGATCTTGGGTACAGGAAAATTGGGTAGACATAGCCAATAAAAAACCTGATGGATCATATCCTAAATGTGGTAGATCTGGTGGTGAAAAAAGAAAAAAGTATCCTAAGTGTGTGCCAATAGCAAAAGCTAGAGCCATGAGCAAAGGTCAAAAAGCATCTGCTGTAAAAAGAAAACAACAAGCAGGCAACACTGGACCTAAACCATCTAACGTGGCTACAATAAAAAAAGCTGGTGGTGGTTATATTGGACCAAACATATCTGGATCTTATGATGGTGTAAAACTATCTAATCCTAGTTACAGAAGCTACTATGCAGGTAGAGTCAAAGAGTTTCCTAGTTTTAAGATAAAATAATGGCTACACCAGCATGGCAAAGAAAAGCAGGTAAAAGTAAATCAGGTGGATTGAACAGAAAAGGTGTAGCATCTTATCGTGCTGCAAACCCAGGTTCTAAACTTAAGATGGCAGTTACAACAAAGCCATCTAAATTAAAAAAAGGTTCTAAGGCTGCAAAACGCCGTAAATCGTTTTGTGCTAGAATGGAAGGAATGAAAAAAAGGAGAACGAGTGCAAAGACAGCTAGAGATCCTAACTCTAGAATAAATAAATCTTTGCGTAAATGGAATTGTTAGTATATAGAACTAATTAATGAGAGATGAAAACGCGATTTATCTCGTCTTGAAAAAGATTAGATCGCGCAAAGATGAACTAAAAGATGTGATAGCAACGGGTTTACCTAGCTTTGATGAATATATGAAAGCTGTTGGCGAACACAAAGCTTACACAATAATGGAACAGGAAGTACAAGACCTGCAGAAAGATGAGGACGAAGATGGCGACAGTAATACCTAAACGTAAATTTGCGTTAGAAGAAAAAGACCTCGCAGTTGAGGCTGACGAAAATAATAAGAAAGCTGAAGATAAAGAAAACAGGTTTCTTAAAAAAATACAAGAAGATGCTACTAAAGATATAGAGCACCTACCCACAGAAAAAGTATTAGAACGTTTACCAGATCCAACTGGATGGCGTTTACTAGTTCTACCTTACAGAGGACAAGGTAAAACAAAAGGTGGTGTAATATTAACAGATCAGCATATGGAAGAACGTGGTTACACGACAGTAACAGGTTTGGTTCTAAAGATGGGTCCAGATTGTTACAAGGATGAAGTAAGATTTCCAAACGGACCTTGGTGTAAAGTAAATGACTGGATTATATTTGGTCGATACGCTGGATCTAGATTTGGGATAGAAGGTGGTGAAGTTAGGATACTAAATGAGGACGAGATAATTGCTGTGGTAAAAGACCCAGAGGATATCTTGCAGTTTAAAACTTAACAGGAGAAAATATGCCTGCAGAAAATAAGATACAAACGCAGAGCGAAGCAGAGGAAAAGATGGTAGATTTACCTGATACTGGTTCGGCTGTAGATGTAGAAATAGCAGAGACTAAAAAGACCGTTAATCCTGATGACGACACACCAGCTGTAGAAACAGAAGTTGAAACAGCATCATCAGAAGAGATGGATGACTATGGGCAAAAGGTCCAGACAAGAATAGATAAATTAACAAAAAGATTAAGAGAAGCTGAAAGACGTGAACAAGCTGCTGTGCAATATGCACAAGGGGTGCAGAAAGAAGCACAACAACAAGCAGCAAGATCAAATCAAATAGATACTGGTTACGTAACTGAGTTTGCCGATCGTGTAGAAGCACAGATGACACAAGCAAAGAACGAACTAAAACAAGCTATGGATCTTGGTGATGTAGATAAGCAAGTTGAAGCACAATCTAAAATAAGCAGATTATCTATAGAACAAGAACGTGCAGCTTCACACAAAGCACAAAGAGAAAGACTACAACAGGAGATGCAGGCGCAAGGAGTTGATCCAAATCAACCTCAAATGCCTCAGCAACCAATGCCTAGGCAACCAGCACCCCCTCGTCAACCTGATCCAAAAGCACAAGCATGGGCTGAAAAGAACGAATGGTTTGGTACAGATGAACCAATGACCTTGACTTCTTTCTCAATTCATCGTAAACTAATGGAAGAAGGATTTGACGCGCAGTCAGATTCATACTATAACGAAGTAGACAAAAGGATGAGGGAAACATTTCCTCATAAGTTTGAACAACAAGTTTCGCCTTCTCAAACAGTTGCTTCTGCTAACAGAGCAGCACCAGGAAAGGCGCGTAAAGGTTCTGTGAGACTCACACCATCACAGGTAGCCATTGCAAAAAAATTAGGTGTGCCGCTACAAGAATATGCGAAGTACGTGAAGGAGTAGGCATATGGAAACTAAAAGTAAAACAAGACTACCGTCACGCGAGTCAGAAACCCGAGCTAACACCGAGCGAAGGAAGGAATGGGCTCCACCGTCACAACTAGATGCACCACCTGCACCTAACGGTTTTAAACACCGTTGGATTAGGGCCGAAGCAGTAGGACAGATGGATCAAAAAAATGTATCCGCTAGACTACGAGAAGGATGGGAATTTGTGAGAGCAGATGAATATCCGGAAATGGAATGGCCTGCAATTGATACAGGTAGATACGAAGGTGTTATAGCTGTTGGAGGTTTGATGCTAGCAAGAATTCCTAATGAGATTGTTGAGCAGCGTAAACAATATTTTGCACAAGTTGCGCAAGATAAAGATGATGCTGTTGCAAATGATCCACTTAAGGACCAACATCCTAGCATGCCTGTACATAATGAAAGCAGGCGAACTCGCGTAACATTTGGTGGCGGTAAAAAAGACAACTAGTTTTTTTCCCCATAAGTTACAAATAATGGCACACTCATGGTGGGTGTGTTGTAACAAATTACTATGAGGATAAAATCATGGCTAATATTGACGCAGCATTTGGGTTAAGACCAATTGGCAAAGTCGGTAGTGGTGTTCAAAACATGGGTACAACTATGTACACTATTGAGGATAACTACGGCACAGCGATCTTTAAAGGAGATCACGTGCTACAGTCTGGCGGTTACGTAATTAAAGGAACTGCTTCAGGCGCAACTATTCTTGGTGTATTCAATGGTTGTTTCTACATTGACCCAACTAGCAAAAAGCCAACTTACTCAAATTATTATCCAGGGAGCATAAACGTAACCTCTGCAGGTTCAATCTCTGGTTCAACTAATATTGACGCGTATATCTATGATGATCCGTACATGCTTTTTGAAGCTCAATGTGATGGCACAATAGCTAAAACTGATATCGGTAAAAACACTGATACAGTTCTTACTGCAGGCAGCACTGTTAATGGTCTATCTAAAAACGAGATAGATGATTCAACAGAAGCTACTACAGCTGGCTTACAGGTCAAAATCATTGGGATTACGAAAGATCCAGAAAACGATGATGCTTCAAGTGCTAATGCTAACTGGTACGTTATGTTTAACGAACACGTTAAATTAGGCACAGGTATCACTGGAACATAATAGCTAGAGGAGAGATATAATGGCAATTTCAAGAATGCAATTGGTCAAAGAACTCGAACCTGGCTTGAATGCCTTGTTCGGATTAGAATATGACCGATACGAAAACCAGCACACAGAAATTTTCGATGAGGAAAGTTCTGATCGTGCTTTTGAAGAAGAAGTGATGCTAGGTGGGTTTGGCAACGCAGAAGTAAAACCGGAAGGATCAGGTGTTGTTTACGAACAAGCACAAGAAACTTTCACTGCACGCTACTCACACGAAACAATCGCTTTGGCTTTCTCATTAACTGAAGAAGCTGTAGAGGACAATCTCTACGACAAAATCAGCACAAGATACACAAAAGCTTTAGCAAGATCTATGGCTAACACTAAGCAAATTAAGGCTGCTAACGTTCTTAACAGAGCGTTCAACAGTTCTTTCCTTGGTGGTGATGATAAGGAGCTTTGCGCTACTGATCACCCAACACTTAGTGGAACGCAAAAGAACGAGCTATCGACTGCAGCTGACTTAAACGAAACTTCGCTTGAGCAGATGTTAATTGATATCGCTGACATGAAGGATGAAAGAGGAATGAAAATTGCTCTTAGAGGTATGAAAATGATTATACCTGTAAACCTTCAGTTTGTTGCTGAGAGGTTAATGAAGTCTGCAGGTAGAGTAGGAACTGCTGATAATGACTTAAACGCAGTTAGATCAATGGGAATGGTACCACAAGGTTATGTGGTAAACAACTTCCTAACTGATACTGACGCGTTCTTCATTAAAACAGATGCTCCTAATGGACTAAAAATGTTCACTAGAGCTCCTATTAGAACTGCGATGGAAGGCGACTTCGATACTGGTAACGTTAGATACAAAGCTAGAGAGAGATACTCTTTTGGGTTCTCTGACTGGAGAGGTATCTTCGGATCACCAGGAGCGTAAATCATTTAGTGGGGCACATAATGTGCCCCATTATTTCTAGCATAACAAGTTATACAGACTGGCTAGACAGACGATATAGAGACTGTATGACAAGATCTATATGATCGAGGAGAATAAAAATGGCTAACAGTACATTTAGCGGTCCGGTAAGAACAGAAGGTGGATTCAACGTAATCAACAAAGCTGCTTCTACTGGCGCAATAACAGAAACAGGTTTTTCAGTAAATTCAACTGGACAACTAATATCAATGGGAACTAGAAAGATACAATCTTTTGCTGGTTCATTAGCATCAACAAACGCAGCAGCAACTGCATACGGAGATGGTGATGTTCTTGTAGAGCTTGGTGCATTAAATACAGACGCACCAGACGGGCTAGTAACCCCTACTAAATTTTTCATTCACAGAGCATTAATTGGTATTACAACTGCTGCAGGAGAAACTCTTGTTGGTGGTTTATCATTAAGTGCAACTTCTGGTACAGCAACTAACGCAGCAGTTTCTTCTGGAACTGAAATTGTTGGTGCTGGTGTAACATCTTTTAACGAACAGTTAAGTGCTACACAATCAATCACAGAAATTGACGTGAACTTTAACGATACTGCTGGTAACTACCACATATTCGTTCCAAACGTTACAGCGGCGATTGCTAGCAAAAACTTATATGCTTTTGCTACAACTGCAGTAAACGCTGATATAACGGCTGGAAGATTTACAGTGGAGTTAGAATACTCAGTATTTTAAATTAACAATGTGGGGCTACGGCCCCACAGTTCTTGATTAAGGAGGGAACATGGCAGACACAGTAACAGGACCAACAATACTACAACAAAACGACAAACAAGTTGTTATCAAAATTGTAGTTCAATCAGACGGAACAGGCAGCACAACAGTATTTGGCGATGTTTCAGCATTAGATGCTAGAAACGATGGCACAGCTGTAGCACATTTAGGATTACAAAGAATCTGGTATTCATGTCAAGGTGGCGATGGAGGTGACTCTTTTGCTCGTTTGGACGAAGAAGATTCTGATGGAGATATTCCTATATTGGCACTAACAGGTGCAGCGTATTGGGACTTTAGAGAATTTGGTGGCATACCAGCAGATCAATCATCTAACAGCAACCAAAGCGATGTAAACTTTGTAGTTCCAAGTGCAGCTGACGATGGTAACGTTTATACAGTCGTAGCACAATTTCAAAAAATATATTAGAGGTTTAGATGGCTTATTCAGGCACACAAACCTTTAACCTCTCAATAGAGGAGATAATAGAGGAAGCATTCGAAAGATGTCAGCTAGAGACTCGTACTGGCTATGATTTAAAAACAGCTAGACGATCTATGAACTTGATGTTGGCAGAATGGGCAAACCGTGGTTTAAATTTGTGGAGCATAACTTATGCAACACAAACATTGACTGCAGGTACAAACTTCTACGCTATTGATCAAAATGTTATAGATATAGTAGATGCTGTTGTAACAACTACAGCAGGTGCAACTTCTAATCTTGAAGGTGATAGTAACACAACTGATGTTGCTGTTAACAGAATATCTAGAACTGAATTTATAAATTTAAGTAAGAAAGAAAACTCATCATCAGGAGACGCAAGACCCACACAGTTTGCTTTAGTTCCTGGTACAGTTACAACTGGAGGATCTAGTGCTAGTGGTAGACCAGCAAACGATATGACTTTGTTCTTATATCCTAGCCCTGATAAAGCATACATATTCAAGTATTTTTATCTTGCTAGAATAGAAGATGCAGGAAGTTATACTAACGAAGCTGATGTGCCTTTCTATTTTCTTCCTTGTTTGACTGCAGGTTTGGCATACTATATAAGTTTGAAAAGAGCACCGATGTTAAGTGCAAACTTAAAAGCGGTGTATGATGAAGAGTTTAAACGTGCTAGTGAAAACGATAGAGAAAGAGTTTCTTTTAGAATTGAACCAGCACGGGCGTACACACCATAGGAGGTTATATGCCAATATGTGAAAAATGTAATCATGAGTGTCATTGCAGCAACAGCGGAGCTTGTTGTGGTGGTCAATGTGCATGTTGTGATTGCGCTTGTAAAAAGGAGGACGAATGAGCAACCCAAGATATAATAGCCAAACAGCTAACACTAGAGAAGGATCTAATCAAAAGATGGGTTCTTACGGTAGAGGTCAAAACAATATCCCTACTGCTGTAGAGGCTGCTGCTGTAACTACAAAAGGTATTGCACCAGCAAAAGGTAAAGCACAAGACATCACACCTGAAGGAGTAAAAGCTCAAGCCACTTCTGGCAAAGGTCAAACTCAAGACGGTAAAGTGTCTGGTACTAAACTAGGAATGGGTGCTGCCACAAAAGGCGGCAAGTATACCTGGAGCTAGTAGATGGCTTACGCAACAGGAAAATACGCAAAGTTTATTTCTGACCGTAGTGGTATGGAATATCCATACACAGAAATGGTCGTAGAATGGAATGGCGCACGTGTGCACAAAAGTGAGTTTGAACCTAAGACACCACAGGACAGACCTAACAAGCACATGCCTGATGCAATAGCTTTACAATTTCCTAGACCAGCAAGAGTAGAAAATCCTACAGAAAGATTGTTACCTTTAAACCCATTTAAGTTTACAGCTTCTAGCACAACTGTATCTGTATTTGAACCAGGACACAAAAGATCTACAGGTGATACTGTGAGATTTAGAACTGTTTCTGGTAATTTGTTTGGTGCTTCTGAATCAGAAATGGAAGTATCAACAGGTTTTAGTATAACAAAAACAGATGATGATTTTTATACTTTTACAGTAACAACTGCACCATCTACAACTGGTAGTGGAGGTGGAGGTCAAGCATCTTCTGGTCCAGTAACGGTGAGTAACTAATGACTACATACGCAGAACTAACACAGCAAATACTAGACTATACAGAAACTAGCACTGATGTGTTGACATCTACAATCACAAATGATTTTATTGAGCACACAGAAAATAGAATATTGAAAGAAGCAGATCTTGATGTGTTCAAATCACATCAATCAGTTACACTTGTAACAAGCAATCCTTTCTTATCACTACCTGGTGGAACTTCACCTGATCCCACATCACTTGCTACAATAAGAACTGTACATATATTTCCTGCATCAGGAACACCGACAAGAGATTTTTTAGAACATCGCGACATAAGTTATATGAATGAATATTGGCCAGACAGAACTGCCACAGGCACGCCTAAGTATTGGTCATGGTGGGATCACAATACAATATATCTTGCGCCAACACCTGATTCAGCGTATAACGTGGAATTAGGAATTACTAGATTAC